CTCAGCGCCACCTGCGTGGCTTCCTCCTGCCGGGTATCAAACGCCGGGCGGACAAACGGGTGCGCTGGCATATTAGATGTGCCGAGCTCCACAAACCGCCAGTAAAACGCATTGCGCGGGTTGTCTGCCTTCATTGTGTTATCGCTGTTGCCAGTGTCCGGATTGACTCCCCGGATATGTACGCCAGAAGTGATTTCGCCGCGGCGGCGTCCTTTCTGGGTCACCACCACCACGTTTTTTTTCATCTTGCCGGTTTTGACTGGCGCGAGATTCTCTACTTCTTCTTTCAGAACCTGAGCGCCCGCCCGGGTGGCATCACGCAAAACTTTGTTATTTTCTGCCCGGCTGAGCGTTTCCAGATCCTTTGCGATATCGGCCAGGCCGGAGAAATCAAGACTCGTTGAGATCACTGCTTCACCCCCTTCTCACAAAGCAACTCCAGGCGGGTACCGTTCTCGGCAGAGATAGCCGACTTGATGTCGTATATCTCTCCATTTCCGGTTGGCGCCAGGTGAATGGCGCGCCATCCCGTTGAGACCTGAATGCCAGGGTACCGACGCATCCAGATCCTTGTAGTGGTGCTGCTTATCTCAGCGCCGCCATCTATCAGCTCTCGCCCGGACACGTCCGCCACCTCAGCGCGGACAGAAGTTACATCCACCCAGCCAGTGGCAGGCTGCCCGGAAGGCAGGCGCCCCGACGCTGGCTTTTGTAACGTAACCCGGTGTCGCAGCCGTCCTGCTTTCATACGCCATATACCCGGTAAGGTTGAAGAAGTGCTTCAGTTGAGAACTCCAAAGCGGAAGTGCTGCTGCCAGTGCTAACCGTCTCACGATTGGCGTACCAGTGTGCGATAAGCATCAACATGGCCATTTCGATATCTGCGCCATAAAGCAGCCGATCAGGGTCAGTCAGATAACCTGGATCATCAGCAGTGTCATAGAGCCGACGGCGGGTCCATGTTTCGACGTACCGCGCCGCAGCTTTAATGCTGGTATCGATCCAGATATCGTCTTCCGTGAAATCCTGCTCAATGTTGCAGTGGCGCTTAACCTGCTCTTTGGTCAGCATGTGCGCCCCTTATTTGGCCTTGCCCTTTCCTTTCGGCTCAGGGGCTTTTTCCGGATCCGGCTTTTTGCCAGGCTCCTGAGCATAACCGCGCGCAACAAGATCACGACCGTGTTGCTCCAGCGTCTCGAACTCGGTGCCTTCGGTCAGCACGTTGCCTTCAAAGTAGATAGGCTTGATAGCGATCAGCTTCATGGCTGTCTCCTTAACGGAAAAAAGAAAAGCGGCCCGCAGGCCGCCGTTAAAGGTTACGCACCGCCACCCGCAGCCGGCGCAGTGAAGGAACCGTAGATAAACGCCTCAGGGCGCTTCACGGCCAGCGCCAGGCGCTCTTCGCAGCGAATCGAGATCATGTTTTTCTCGAAGTCGTCGGCGTTCTCGGTGGAGATTACAACGTTGGCATCTTCACGATCGAACAGCTGCGCTGCGGCGTTAAACGCACCGGTCAGGAACTTGCCCTGGAATGCCGCGGCCTCGGTCGCGACCACCGGCAGCCCCCAGAGTGTCGGGCCGGTCAGCGCCGCCGGGTTCGCCAGGATGTAGCGTCCCAGGGTGTCTTTGGTGAGTTCAATCTTCGCCCAGTCGATGAAATGCAGGACGTGCCCGGAAGCCGGGAAGCGAGCCAGCTGCGCCTGAAGCATTGCGAGACGCAGCTCATCAATACCGTTCTGCTGCTCAACGGTGAAAGCAGCAGCGAAAGCGGAGGCCTGCGGCACGATACCTTTCAGATGCGCGCCGGTACCATCACCGAACAGGATCTCCTGTTCTTCCACGTACTTCAGACCGTAACGCATTTCTGCGTCAATCGTGGACTGCAGCTGCGCGAAGTCGTCCAGGATTTGCTTGGACGCTTTGAACATGTGCGCGATGGTGGTGACCGGCGTGATCTGCGTGGCGAACTGGATATCGCTGTACGGCTTGGCAGTGCCTTCCGGCACAACTTTTGCCGCATTGGTGAATCCGGTCTGCTGCACCCAGAAGATAGCCGGTGCGGAGGTGCGGCCGGGCGCAATCAGGTCGCGAATGAACAGGCGCTGTTTCGGGGCGGTGTCGATGCCCGGCAGACGCTGCGGCTCCACCACGCCTGTTGCCACGTCAGTTGAAATCAGCGCAGCGTTCACCGGCACGCTGACGCGCTTACCACCTTCAACACTTGCCGCAAATGCTTTCAGTGCTTCGCTGTTGATGACGGTCTGGCCGACGGTTTCCACCACTTTTGCGGCGTTTGCCAGCGGCATCTGGGCGACCTGCTGTTCGAGCTCACCGAGCGCCGCCTTAAGCGTCTTTTCCGCCTCTTTCAGGGCGTTGAATTCCGACGCCATTTTGTCGACGGTTTCTTTGGTTTCCGCCGACAATTTGCCGGTTTTCTGGGCTTCTTTCAGCGCCTCTTCTGCTTTGGCGTTGAATTTGCCGGTCGCTTCTTCAATACTGGCGCTAACCTTTTTCAGAATCTCGTTTACTTCAGACATAACATCTCCGTATTTACTGGGCAGCCGCTGTCAATCCGCTCAGCGCGGCTTCCAGACGGTCAATGGTTTCTTTATGGATGGTGGCAGCGCTCGGCGTACCGTCAGGACTGGCAGCAGCGCCCGGCGTGCTGCCTGATAAGGCTTTAAGAAGTTTTCGCCGTTCAGAGCGTGGCGTATTCGCTTTCGCCAGCAGCGCATCGAGTTTACGCAGCGCTGCGGCGGGGCTTTCATCGTCGTCAGCGATTTCGTCGGCAGAAAGCAGACTGTCAGCAAAGCCCTTTTCTACGGCTTCGCTGCCGCCGATATAGGTTTCACCGTCCATCATTTTGTCGATGGTTTCCGCGTCGAGACCGCTGCGCGCCTGATAGATATCGCTCATGGCTTTATCAAACGGCGCCATGTCGGCGGCAATCTGCGCCAGGTCGTGACGGTTGCCCATCGCGTAAACCCAGCAGTTATGGATCATCAGGAAAGCGCCGCGGCCAATCTGCACGTCGTCACCCGCCATTGCGATAATCGATGCGGCCGACGCCGCCAGACCCAATACCTTTACAGTGACTTTGCCTTCGTACTCGCGCAGCAGGTTATAAATCGCCAGGCCTTCGAACATATCGCCGCCCGGGCTGTTGATGTTGACTGTAACGTCTGCGCCATTAAGCGAACGAAGCGCACCGGCGATACGGCTCGCGGTGACGCCCTCGCCCCAGTAATCTGCGCCTATAACATCAAAAATCGAGATACTGTTATCGCCGTCGCGCGCCGCACGGATGCTCCCGTTCCAGCGCTCCATTGCCGCAGCGGGAAGGTCTGGTTTTTCGCGCGCAAAAGGTCGCCCCTCCGGCGCCGCCGGAAGGCTTTTGATTGTCATGGATGCTCCTAAGCCGCCTGTTTCAGCGGGGACTGTTCGAAGGGAATATCGGGGAAAACGTGACTGTGAAGCTGACGAAGCGCGGCGGCCTGCACTGCCGGGCTGTTCTTTTTGAGGTCCTCCAGCGGCGTCAGGTTCAGCTGTACCGTGTAAATATCTCCACCCTCAATGGGAGGCAGATTTTCCAGCCGACGCACATCATTGCGTGACATCCAGCCGTTCTGCAGCGCGCTGGTATAGTAGGCGGCGCGTCCTGCGCTGTCGGCACGAAGCAGCCCTTCGACAGAAAACTCGGCAAAGATGTCCTCTTCACCGTTCAGCAGGCAGCGGGAAATCTCCTGCTCAATATTGACCAGCAACGGGCGCAGCGTGTGGGTCAGAAACTGCAGGTTCATCCCCTCCAGGCTTGATGCCCAGCTGCTCTGCTTAGAGGTATGCCCGACCATAAACGGCGGCACGCGGAACCAGCGGCAGATTTCCTCAATGCCAAAAGAGCGCGTCTCCAGCATCTGGGCCGCTTCCGGATTCATCGTGACGTTCTGATATTTCAGACCGCCTTCAAGCACCATGATTTTCCCGGCATTCTTTGAACTGGTGAACTGTGCCATGTAGCTGCGCAGCCGTTCGCGTTGCTCTTTATCCAGCGGCATATCTGCTGAGAGAAAACCCGAACTCTGCAGGCCGTTCTCAAATATTTTGGCAGCCGACTCTTCGACCGCCATTGCGGCACCGATCACATCGCGTCCGGAACTCAGCGGCATCATGCCGCAGACCCCGTCAAGACCGAAGCCGCGAATGTGCATCAGGTTCTTTTCCGCAATGACACGCGCCGTACCGTTCTCGGTGTAGGTGTACTCAAGCCGGCCGGTATCGAGGCGTTTTACCACCATGTTCTGGGGAAGCAACGGCACCAGCGAGACCAGTTTGTTGCCGATAAACAGCTTCTCCACGAAGGCGTTTCCGCGAAGACAGATACTCGCCACCAGCATCAGCATAAACCGCGATGGTGTCATCTCCAGATTCGGACGGCGACAAAGTACCTGGTAAACCTGATTCTGTTGGGCCAGCCTGCGCGAGCCGTCAGGCTGCCGCTCGTAAATCTTCAGCGGTAGCGTTGATATTGACTCGCTCAGCAGCCGGACGCAGGCCCAGACTGCTGACAGCTGGATAGCCTTATCCGCGGTGACCACCTTCCCGCTGCTGCTCGTACCGTACCATTCCTGCCAGAACGTCCCGTTGGTCAGGCTGATGGGGACGCCCAGCCAGTTAAGCAGGGCGCTTTTCACCCTGCCTGGCTGCTTATTTTTCTTCATCAGAAACCTACCATGATGGGATTATCAAAGAAGCCGCTCAGATCCTGCTGGTCATTGCCACCGTTAACGAGCAGACGACTCATCGCGGTGAACAGCGCAGCCGGACCATCAATCTTGGCCTCAGGTGTCGATTTGTTGGGAAAGATGTTGTCGTTACGATCCGGCTTCACCGTGACGTTCGACATCATCCAGTTCATCACGGGGTGATTGCTGTGGTGAAACCGGCCGCCGTAAACCAGCGCCTCAACCTCTTTCATGGCCTCGGAGAAATTGCGCACCGTCTGCGGCACTTCCACAAGGGGTAAACCCTCTTCAGCAAGCGCCAGACTGAACTGCGTCGCGCTCCACGGATCGAAGCCTATTTCTTTTAGACTTTCCCCGCTGACCCACTGCTGCAGCTCTTCTTTGATCTGCGCATGATCGATAACGTCGCCATCCGTCAGGATAAGTTTGTCGAGCTCAGCCCATTTCCGGTAGAGCTCGGCCATCTGCCGCGAACATTTTTCCAGCCGCCCCTCGGGCAGCCAGAATTTAAAGTCGGCGTGAACGTGACCATCAGGCGATCGCCAGGCTTTTACCGCAGCACAGATATCAATTTTGTTCGCCAGGTCGACGCCGACCCACAGCGGGTAAGTTTTCAGCTCATGCGCCGGCGCGATAAATTCGCATTTTTCCCACTTCAGCATGTCCATCCAGGAGGACTCCGCCGTCACCCAGATATTCATATGTTTAGTGAAGAAATTAACGCGTGCTGATACCTGCTCTTTTGCTTTCTTCGCAAGGCGGCGTAAATCGTCCCAGCGCTTGCAGATCCCCAGTCCGGGATTCGCCTTTTGCCAGACCGTTTCGTCGAACGGATCGTCGCCGTCGTCCAGCGTGTAGATGATGGCGAAAAAGGTATCGTCCTTAACGGCACCTTCCACCTCACTGTTAAAGCCGCGCAGCACCTTAATGGCGTAATCGCGCAACTCGTAGCAGATGCCTTCTTTGTTAAAGCCCGCAGTGGTGATACCAAACAGCAGGGACTGCAGGCGCGCACCGGTCGCCGTCTCCAGAACGTCCCATACGTCACGGGTTTTATGAGCGTGCAGCTCGTCAACAATGCCGCAGTGAATATTCAGGCCGTCCAGGTTGTTAGCGTCACTGGAAAGCGGCTCAAATTTAGAGGCACTTTGCTCCTGATAGATAGCCAGCTTGTTGAACTCGAACAGGCGCCCAAGCGTCGGTTTCGCTTTTTTCACCATATTTTTGGCATCTTCGAAAACGATGCGCGCCTGATCGCGGGTTGTGGCCGCAGAGTAGACCTCGGCCCCACCTTCGCCATCCGCGCCCGTCATGTACAGGCCAATTCCGGAAGAGAGTGTGGATTTGGCGTTCTTACGCGCCACCTCGTTGTAAGCAGTACGGAACCGCCGCACCATTACCGGGCGGCCGCTGCCATCATTCCGCAGCACCACCTTGTGGGTTTCTTCATCCACCAGCGGAATAACGAAACCGTAAATATTGATAAGAATGAAAACATGCCAGTCCATCAGGGCGATCGGCTGCCCGGCCTGAGCGCCTTTCACATGCGGGATGAACTTATAAAAATTCAGGATGTGCTGGGCGCGGGGCTCGCTGAAAAAAATACCCCGTGCCTCGCCGTTTTGCAGATCGTCCAGAAAACGCTGGCAGGCCAGCCGGACGTATTCACAGGCAATAATCTCCCCCGCCACGACGCGTTCGGCGTAGCGGATACCATCGGCAACCTTAGCCATTAATCCCTCGCTTTCATGAACTCAGCCAGCGGATCAACCGCGTCCGGCGTCTTGGCGCTGACCTTCGACCGGCTGGCTGGCGTCATCCCGAACTCTGCCAGCATGGCGCGCAGCCGCTTCCAGGCATCTGCCTTCATCATTGCTGCCGGATGCGCCTTAATCAGTACATCCCCCGTCTGCGTTTCAGTCCGGTACGTATACCCCTCAATCTCCAGCGTGTCGCAGTGGTGCCGGTACTCGGTGTAAGCCTCGACCAGCAATTCGAGCGCGCGGGCATCCAGCTGCGAAATGACGCCGATGGCATCAAGCTCTTCAGCCATTCGCTTAAACCAGTACTTCGCCTGCTTGTCGAAATGCTTCGGGGTCGGGGGTACCCCTGCAGGAGGTTGCGGCTCATCTTTATTGATCGGGCGTTTTGATGGGTTGCCCCTTACCAAACGTAGATGGGTCGGGGTTTTCGGTGGTCCTGACATAATCGAAAACTCCTATTAATCATCGAGTGGGGGACCCCATAAAAAAGTTTTCTAACCTGCGGCGGTGTGAAAAAGGGTTAGGCGGCGGTCCTTTAGGCCTAAGGCCCTGAAGTTTTCACCCGCCCTCCCCCGCAAATGATAATTTATCTCATCTGAATAACTTATTGAGAATAATTCTCATTCAAATCGATTCGCACCGGGTTCTCGTTCATTTCCGCATCAAGGTTGAAGACGACAGTGATTGCCGGTCGGCTTGCTGCATCGGTGTCGATGGTGGTGCTCACCTGTTGGCTCAGCAGTTCGCCATCAACGGCGATGCCATATCCGATGAATCCAATGCCGCGATAAATATGAGCGAGTTGAGCGCGCTTATGCTTCATTTAATTCTCTCCGTTGCGGTCTTGCGTTTATGACAAGGACAACATAACGATCTCAGATTGCTATCTTCATCGGTGCCGCCGTGTGCTTTGGGTTTGATGTGATCAACGGTAGTGGCAGGGACTGGCCTGCCGTTGCGCAGACACTCCTGGCAGATGTGCCGATCACGTTTAAGGATGCGGGCGCGGATGATATCCCACTTACTGCCGTAGCCGCGCTGGTGGCGGCTCAGCCCTCGCTGGTGCTGCTGCCAGCCTTCATTACGGTGAGCCTCGCAGTAACCCGAACGGTCTGTAGTAGTGCCGGGACATCCGCGCTTGCGGCAAGCTCGAGGGATAGCGGATGGCATAGTGGTAGCTCCAATAAAAAAGCCACCAGCAAAACGGGTGGCTTCATGTTCATGACTGCTAAAGTTAAAGGTTTTTATTTATTCAGAAGCTGTTCAACGTTAATCAGTGCTGGTATGCCGAGGTGATTGCGCAGCTTATCAATCTGAGCAACAGTTTTCGGCCTCTCCGGTTTTGTTTCATATTGATAATAAAATTTAATTGAATTCACACCCCAGCATCTCAAAAGGATATATACGTATTAGTATCAATTTAACGTACAGGTTTGTTCAGATAACTCTTAGAACACTAACTGTCGCTTGTTATATGAAATATATAGACAACACTTATTACCAGCTTGTTAGTAGAGTGGCTCCTACGTATAAGCATTGCTGAACCTTCATGTGTGAGTGCTATAAATCTCATCCTCGCAAAACATGAAATCAGTGCAACATCATGGAAACAAGGCCAAAACTGCTTTTGCAATTAGTCGAATAACCAAAAAGCAGGATCTCCTGTTGTAGCCCCAGCCATGGGGCTTTTTTTTATCTTAAGCACTGCTCCCGAACATAAGCCTGCAATCCGCTCAACTGCCTGGTCACGGTCTCGATCCGCTCCCTGAGGGTGAAATAATCCCGTTCAGCGGAGTCAGTAAGTCCGGGGCTGGCTGCATCATCCAGGCTGGCGGTGCCGGAGGCGGATTGCTTCGTACAGGTCGCGTGGAGCTGCAACCGACGCTTGCCAGAAGCAACGTCATCATGCAGCTGATCGATAGTCGCCTGAGCATCTGCAAGCTCCTGTGTGTATTTTGCGTCGAGCGCGGCCACATCGCGCTGGCGAGTCTGCATGTCGCTGATGGTGTCTTTAGCCAGATTTAATTCACGATTAACTTTGGTTAAAGATGCCTGCGATTCTTTGAGCGCTGACCGGTAATGACTGGCGATGACAATAGCGATTGCCAGCAGCAGGCTCATTGCTGCGAAGAGGATGAGCTTCCATTTAAAGGTCATTTTCACTTTCCGCCAGGCACATAGAGCGCTCCATCTCCCGCCGGTTCTGCAATCCCTTCCACTTCATACCGCCTGCATAGACCCAGCGGCGCATTTCTTCACACGCCCCTTCCTGGTCGCCTTTGTTCAGCTTGCGAAGAAGCGTCGACTTAGCGAAGGCATCACTGCCTACGTTGAACACGAAGCTGTAGAGCGAGGCGCGCTGGTATTCGCTCAGAGGAACCTTAACCAGCTTGTCTACGGTCGCCTTGGCCGGTTGCAGGTCTTTCCACAAAAGACGGTCACATTCTTTGTCTGTGTAGGTCTTCCCGCGAATGATGTCGTTGCCAGTGTGACCGTCGCAGACAGTCCAGACGCCTGCGACATCTTTGTAGGCCTGATACTTCCGGCCCTCTACGCCATCCTTGCCACCGATAAATATCGTGGCGATGACCATCGAGCCTGCACCCGCTGCGGCAATCAGTTTGTTTCTCAGTGAGGACGGGATAGCCATCTTTAGTCCTCCTTTGATAACTGCCCGGCTGCGGAAGGCCATCGCTCGTACGCCTGAATCTGCGCCAGCGTGGTTTTGCGTTTGTAATACCAGTTGATACCGAACGTCAGTAGCGCCACGACAATACCGGCGATAACGCCTACTGCGCTCCACTCGTCAGGACTTAGCCGGGTTAGCAACCCATTAGCCACCGTCCCGGCAGATGCGCCATAAGCTGCGCCAGAAGCTAATTTGCTCATATGTGACATCTCACACCTCCGATAGGAAGTGCTGTGGTGTAGTTAGGAAAGGCCAGCGAGGCATCGGATGCGAGGGTTCATCTGTGATTGATTGCCTGTGGCCTAATACGAAAAAGGCCCGCCGAAGCGAGCCTTAAATATTTGGAGTGATTTGTGGTGCTATTTCGCAAACGAAAAAGCCCCGAGCTATTAACTCAGGGCTTTTGCCATGCCAAGCCAGCATGCAGACTCTAAATATTGTCTGCGGCCGGGTGGCCTGGACTTCAATTTGGGCTGCTCAGTTCGCTTTTGCTCCGAGCATACAGACAATTTACCAGGCTATAATTTTTTTGCAAGCTTTTCGGATAAAATTTATTTATGCGACAAGTTTTGCATCACTATTAATCTCCAGCTCATTCATAGCTGCATGGTAAATCTTAGCCTCAATTAAATTAATGCACCATCTAACCCTGTCTCGTGATTGTGGCATTGTTAGCGATCCCCTTGTTAGCCGTTGCAGATACTGTGCAATGGTCTCTACTGCATGCCCATATACGTAGTAGTTAACGGCAACCTTAGTGAGTACCGTTTTGTTTCCAAGCACATTTAGTATCAGCCTGTCCATAAACATGCCTTCCTCATCAGTGCATTTAGCCGTATTTGCGTGTTTAAGATTTGCGATGACTTGCGCGAGTTTCTTGATAAGCTCTTCACCGTTGTAACCGCGATTATGAAGGCTTTCCATGATTGTCACGATTCCGTCAGCTGTTATGGCCCCCCGACCTGACACTGACTCCATGAATCTGGCAATTGGACTTATTTGAGACTTCTCACTCATGCCATCATATGCCCAGCGCCCCCACGCATTAAGCATATGAGAAATCCATACCCTGTTTTCAGGCAATAACCTTGGCTTAAATCCGAGGTCTTTTGCTCTTTTTATCGTAGCAAGGAGTGCTAATTGGTCGTCCGGGAGGTCATGCTTAGCCCTTACGTCACTGAAGAACTCCTCATCCGTCTTGCGCAAAAAGTCGTTGGCTACCTTCGCGGCCTCAACCTTATCTGCATATTCCCCAAGAGAAAAACATTGCCCGAAGCGCCATATCCGAACTGAATATTTCCCGTTAACTCTGTTCTTAGCGACGCAGCGAAGTCCGGAGGTGTTATTTTTCCCCAGCCTGCGGTTATGAGAGTTCTGCGCCCTTGTGGCCTCGCGAAGGTTGCGAATTCTGTTATCTGATGGGTTGCCGTTGATGTGATCAATGTCTTCCTTAGGCCATTTTCCATGGTAATAGAACCAGGCCAGCCTGTGTGCGGCATACTTTTTTCCTCGCCAACTAACGAAAATGTAGCCGTTATTGGCGATAAGGCACCTGATACGTATCCCTGCATGATTCCTGGAAGAGAAGTTTCCCGTCTCTGGATTGTAGTAAAGGGCCTCCCTCAGTTTTGCCAGCTCAAGGCTATTTTCGTTGCTAAGATCTAACTCTTCAGACGTAATCATGCTGCATCGCCTCCATCTGGTTTGTTGATGCCGAGTCGATTTACCAGCTCCCGACGCATTTCCATCAGACGCTTCTCTGTCTCGTGAACGTTGTTAAGCTGCCACTCGATAGTCTCAAGCATCTCGCGATCTTTTTGGCGCTGCTGCGCTAATGCGATACTTTTTACTGTGCTCATACTGGCTCCCCCACCATTGAATCGAGCTGCCTGCGCAGCATCTTGAGTGCGCCATCAGGAAATGGCTGGCGCGCAAGGCCGGTGAATATTCCGCGCACTTTCCGGTCGCTAAGCCGTGGCAGCAATGCACTCACCGTTGCGCGTATTGCTGCGTTGATTTTTCGGCCGTCTTTCTGCGCCAGCTTTGCGGCTAACTCCACCGTCACTAAGGCATCGAGATATTCCTCACAGACCTCTCTGCTTACTTCGCTCATGCTGCCTCCATCAATTCGGCTATATCGGGTAACTTCCCGCCCAGCTCGGTCACAACCAAAACGAGCATTCCGCCTTTAACCGCCTGACAGCGCTTTATGCGCATATCGTCTACCTGACCGTCATCCAGCCAGAAGCCCGCACTGGTGAGTGCGTCAAAAACGGCTTTGGGTAGATTGTCCAAATCGCGTTTGCGGTTATCGGGAGGTGCTGCGTGGATGGTGATTCTGATGCGGGGTTGGATTTTGATGTCTAACTTGTGCTGCTGAATAATTTCGATTACTTCTCGTCGGTATCGCTTACCCCAATCGCTGATGTAGTGGATGCCTCTTGAGTGCCTCCAGTACTTGTTCACTGAGGGAGGCCAGGGCAGGACTATTCGGTATTGATTCATCGCACCGTTACCCTCCCTTCTCTCGTTAGCTTTTGCAGCGTCAGGACGATAGCGCGGTCCATTTCAGATCGCCTTTCTTCCCGGCTGAGGTCTTTGCCGTTGTCGATGCGCTCATGGCATGACGGGCATAGCGCCGCTGTTAAACTGTCGTCGACCTTCAGACCGATTCCCTTCCCTTCATTTCGGTGCGCAGCCTGAACTCCATACCGGCCACACAGAACGCAGCAATCTATCTCCCTGACTGCCTGAAGCCATTTATTGCTCCTGAATATCGTCATTTGCGATATCTCCGTTCGGGTCTCGATATACCAGCCATTCGTTGATGCACTCGCCGCAGGAATATGTTTCATCCGGCTCCAGTTGCTTGCTGCATCCTGCGCAGAGAGCTCTGGCTATGCTCTGCTGCTCGTAGGTTTGGGTTTGGGTGGGGTTAAGCATGTTGGCTTTCCTGTATCATGAGGTAGACAATTGCCGCCGCACGAAGTGGGTTCCGGTGTGTGACACTGATTCCTGATTCGTGTGATGCCTGCCATACAGTCTTTCCTGATGGATGAAGGCCAATCCGGTGCTTCTTCATAACCGGAAAAAGCTCTTCGGAACGACGTAGTGGAAAATAACCAGTCGTCTGCACCGTGTTGAACCAGTTCCATGACAACTGGGCGCCAGTGCTTTCGTGAGGGTGAATGATTGCGCTGTACTTTGGCTTGAGGAAATAAGCGAGCCGAACGCTAATTTCACCATCACTTAATTTGCTGTAGTCCATCAGTGCAGCCTCGCCTCTTCAGATGGCTGGAGACTGATGACGACCGTTACGCCACCAAAATCTACCGCCATGGTTTCATCATCTTCGTCACGAAGTTCTTCTTCCAGGTAAGCCATCGCCGCGCCAAGAAGGAGATACATCGGGTCAATTTCTTCGCCAACAGCATCAGCAAGAAGGTCATCAAGTCGTTCCTGGTAATCCTCTATGTCACTCATCTAATTTTCCTTGTCAGGCTGGGGTGGTAACCATCCATGTCAGGATGAACAGGCACATCAGGAAGAAGCTGACGTATTTCACCGTGTCTACATGCGGCTTTACGTAGCGGTCATCGCTGATTTGGTATCTGGTCTTCCTGGCGGGCTTGTGCTTGTGTCGGTATTTGCGGGCTCTAGGCATTGCTTTTCCCCCTGGCGCGGCTACGCAACCACCGGACATCAGCAAGGTGGGCTGTATACGCGTACGTTGGGATTTGAGAGGGAGGTAATTCAGGTTTCTTCTTGCGGCGGGGTCGGACGATGAATATGCAGTTTTCCATTACAGCGACTATGCTGCTTTTTCGTTTTCGCATTTCAGCGCCTCCAGGCGTTTTCTGCCATACGCCATTAGCTCATCACGTTCAACGGTCGTCATTCGGCATTCGCCAGCACGCGGCCATGGGTGCCAGATGATGAGCATTGAGCCTTTGTTGTTGCCGTTTACCGGCTTGCCCGTGCTTGCGTTCAGAAATGAGAGCCGCCCGCCAGTAATGAACCTGACCTCATGCGCTGTCTTGATAGCCTCTTTGAACCACTGGACAGAGGTATCAGCAGGCAGAAGCATCACGCAGCCAACACTGTGATCTGCATTCTCCTGTGCTGCCTTCTTAACGAAAGGCATCGGTGCACTGTATGGAGGGTTCAGCCACGCGTAAGCCCGACCAACTCCGATCGGCATCTTGGAAAGCCAATTCGCTTCGAGCGTGTTTTCCATTTCATCAATAAACCTGATGCAAAGCGCATTACTTTGGCTTGCAGCAGCATCAAGGAAAAACGGGAACTCGCTCCGTAACGCCCGGTAGATTTCTGGCGGAGTTTGCCAGAGGTCTTTTATCTCAACTGGCGTGTTTGATTTGTCTGTCATGCTGCCACCTTCCTTCCTGTTCGTTTAGCCCACTCAATCGCCTCCTGAGCGCCTTCACTCCAGCTGACGCCTCTTTCTGCGCCAAAGGCATATATCAGCTCCAGAAGCTCACTGAATTCGCCAACGCGCATCTTTGATGTCGACTGCCCGAGAACGACAAAGCCGCCGTTAATACCCGGCGCTGAGCGCTGGCCTTTAAGCGCTGCTGTGAAGATGTGCTTCCAGTCTTCGCTATCCAGCTTTGCGCCATGCCATACGACCTGTTCAGACACATCGCGCAGGGTCGCCCAAAGACGCTTGTTCTGCTCTACTGAGCGCGTCTTTTCCTGAATGGTCACGATGAGAGGTCTTTCGGGGTCGGGGTAAAGCTGCTGAATGGTGCGGATGGCGTTTTGCTGAACTAGCGGGGTGCGGATTTCAAATGTTTGTTTTCTCATTCCTCTTCTCCCGTTTAATCAGCAAGAATGCACTACACAGCAGAATCAGCGCGTCAGTGAACATCAGGCCGTCCTGCTTAACGATGGCCGCGAACATGAAGCACAAGCCGATGAAGACCAGTATTATGATGCTCATATCAGGCTCCGATTCGTGAGGTGATGAGTTTTGCAAACGGGCTAATTTGCGCCGTCTGGCTGATCGGCTTGCGCTCAGGTGCCGGGTAATACTCGTAGCAGCGAGTCTTGCGGCCATCTGATAGCTCGGTGTGGACATACTTACGCGTCAGCTCACCGTTCATCTCCAGCACCCGCATGGTGTTGATGCAATACACCGGAGATAGCCCGGTAATTTCGCTGGCCTGAATTGCAGTGAGCGCGCCGAAGGTTTTCACGCAGCGGATTAGCTCGTCTCTGTGATTAACGGAATCGACCAGACGCCAGCGCCGGGGCTTCTGGCTTGTTCCGATTAGCTCGCCGTCTTTCTGCATGCGGTTGAGCACGACACGCACTGCTTCGAGAGTGTTGCCTGTCCGTCTGGATATTTCGTTCGTGGTTAAAACCATCCCGACATTCATGATGGCGAGAATTTTGGCTCGTATCGTTTTCATGGATTTGCTCAGCTCAATACCTCGCGCGGCTTATCGCTTCCAAAGCAATTAGCAGGCTGGAATTGAGATATTGTTTAGTGAGTGTTTCGATGCTGATGAAGTAAGGGGTGCCGATGTAGGCTGATATTACCTGGATGTCGTCGAGGGTTATTTGCATGGCTCAGGAGCTACCGCGAGCATGTCATTCCATGACGCCGTAACATTGTCTTCGCAATCAGCCACTACCGCGCGTCCGCACCCATGGCAAAGCGCCTCAGCGAAGGGATGAATCTTTCCGCGCATTTCTTTCGTTAGCTCAACCGGCACCAGTTTCCATCCCTCCGGTGCAACCGACTTAAACGCCAGCGATTCTAACTGCTGCGATGTGGTGCCGGCTTGTGCCTGCTCTGCTTCCATCATTTGCTCATACTCAGCAATCTGTGGGTCATATGGCAGAGAGTCATCAGCAATGCTGGGCGCGGGCGGGTAGTTCGCCAGCATCCAGGAGATCACATAATCGGCTTTGAAGCGCTCAACCGGGAAGCCTTCGTTCAAGTCGCGGAAGTGGTAAACGACTTTATGCAGGTCAGGAACGACAACAGGTTCCGCCCGCTCCCGCTCTTTGCGCAGCGCAAGATTTTCCTCTACCAACTGCATAACCTCTGAATCCCTGATGTCGTTGAAACCTTCTTCCTTGAATTGACGTTGCAGCGACTCTAAACGCTCATTGCTAATAGTGTTCATGGTTAATCCTTGTGATGTTCGGTTGGGTCGGCTATACAGCAAGCTGCAGTTGCATGTTGAACCGGTCTCTCTGCTCACAGTAATCGAGCGATCCGGGGCTGTTGTGTGACTCAATGCGCTCGACCATCAGTGCGGCGCGAGTCTCTTTCGATGCCGGAGCGTATGCACCAGACCAGGCCTTATCGATGCCAATGTTTCTGGCAACGTTAGTACTGTCTGCGCTGGCCAGCGGCAACTTGGTGAAGATGATCGGGTTAAGCATGCGCAGGCCATGGAGCTTAGCAATAGGCTGCCCGTAATCATCTGTGACATGACGAATCAGGTCTTTCATCCGCGCCACGGCGATATTTGGTCGCTTAACGTCATACTCACCACAACTGCCGATCGCAACCCGCGGATACTCATTGCAGAGACGAATGAATCGATCGTCACTTTCGTTCATGTGCCAGACAGGTACGCCGAAGAAATCGCCATGCGGCCACTCATCTAATAGCGCTTCGTTCTCTGACTCACCGCCGTCGATAACGTCCGGGATAATGGCGAAGTCAAAGCCAGGGTGATTCTTCCAGCGCGACACGAACTCGTAATAGTCGCTCCAGTCGATTTTGTTTTTGCCAGCGGCCTTCCATGCGGTGAACGCTCCGTTATCCAAAGCGAATGACTGGCAGTATTCGGCTGCAAGATTAATTTGTCCGGAGTGCGCGAAAGAGATGAAGGCATGCCGCCCTTTCCACGCCTTCAGCGCGCACGTATCCGGAGTTATAGGACCTCCGTGATAGTGAATCATCAGAATCCCCCTTTCTTATTCGGTTTGCGCTCGCGCTCTTCCCTGCGGAAACGCGCCTCTTGTTGGTCGATGTCGTAAAGAATGCCGTTGCGCTGCTCAACGTAAACAGTGCCTGTGTTGCCGTGGCGGTTGAGTCGCAAAAGCAACTCTGTTTCTGCCGGATTAACCGTGTCGTCATCCTCCGATTCGCGATAGATACCGAGCCAGTAGTCACAGTCCTGCTCAATCTGGCCGGTAGAGCGTGAGTCGCTCGGCTGCGGTCGCTTATTGGCTCGAGCCTCAGAGCCACGGTTAAGCTGCGCCAGAAGCACGACAACGCAGTTAAGCTCTTTAGCCAGCACCTTGAGTCCTTTGGTGATGATGCCGTAAGCCTGCGCCTCGGTATCAGCCTTCTCGGCGGCCATGAGCGTCAGGTAATCGACAAGAACCATCCCCACCTCGCCGCGCTCGCGCTTAATGCGGCGCGACTCGGATACGATGTGAGCCAGAGAAAGGCCAGGCGTGTCATCGATGTACAGGTTGTTGCTGTCGGCAATCTGCGTACCCATGGCGAGTGCCTGGGCGAACTGGTTTTCGTTGTAACCATTCTGGTAAAAAACATCAGACTTCACTCGGGAGTGCTGCGAGATGATTCGCTCTACCAGTTGTTCGGTTGGCATTTCGAGGCTGAATGCGAGGGTTGGAAGGTTTTCTACCAGTGCGCAGTGGATAGCCATTTTCTGGTAGACGGTGGTCTTGCCCATCTTCGGGCGCGCACCGACAACGAAAAGGGATCCGCGCACGATTCGCTTGGGCTCCAGCATTTCGTCCAGCGCTTCAATGCCTGATGTAAGGCCTACCGATGACGGGTTGCCTTCCAGTCGCTCACCGACCTGATAAGTCCATTTGTTGAATGCATCCCTGAACGTCATCAAGCCGCGATGATTGCCGGTTTTGGCTTTGTCATCGACCTTCATCGCCAGCGCCTGAACGGCTTCCAGCTTCTGCGCGGTCGTCATCCCTGAACGCGAGTAGAGCACCTCAAGCATCTGCGTAGCCTGCTCGATTGCCATGCGCTCTGTCGATTTGTCCTTCACGACATTGGCGTAGTGCATGACGTTTGCAGCGCTTGGCGTGTTGCGGGAAATGTCTGCCAGATAAGCAAATCCGCCTACCTGTTCAAGCTCTCCCTGCATTTCCAGTGCGTCTGACAGAGTCAGCATATCCAGCGCTTTGCCTTTGGCGTTCAGTCCCTGCAACGCAGCGAAGATTCTGCCGTGCTGCCGGCTGTAGAACATGTCCGCATTCAGGAAGCCGAGCACCTTCTGGACGTTGTCGCTGTCCGGGGCGACCATCACTGAGCCGAGAACGGCCTGTTCAGCCTCGTAGTTACATGGCGGGGTTTTGATGTCATCGGTCATCGCGATCACCCTCACGCACTTCGATGTAGAGCTTAGAGTTCAGAAAGCTGTCAAACTTCATGCGCCGCCACGTCCTGCCGGTCTTCTGGTCAGGCCGGTCTTCCAGCATCCAGCGGCAGTTTTCGCTGATGTATTTCAGGTATCCCCTGAAGCCTTCCATGTCGAGAGGCTTGCCATCCAGATTGCGGGCGATCTTGTTCGCCTTGCCCCAGAAGGTGCGGATGAGGTTACGACGCTCATCAGTGAGGCATCTCCACCCCCTGGCTTCTGGCAATTCATCTTTCAGGCATTGCCAGACTTCTTCGCAGGAAATTTTTGGCTTCTGCATGACGGGCTTTTGATTCTGTTCTTCAGGCTCGTTTGCGACATACTCATTACCTTTAGGTAATGAGTTATTATTTATATTATTGTTTATGGACAAACGTTGGACATTGCTTGGACAAACAGCTCTGAGAGCCGCATTTTTACTGGTGTTTGCGTTGGACAAGTCTTGGACATTCGTTGGACAATTTTGAGCCTGAAAATCATCATATTTTACGATGGTGATGAGGCTGAATTTCTTCTGCATCGACGTGACGGTAATCATCCCTTTAGCCTCAAAACTGCGCAGGAGGCTTTTCACTTTGTTGTCGGGAATGAACGTTTCGCTGACCAGTGTCGGGCGGCCTGTAATCATCTGCCCGCGCTCAACGGTGACCGGTCCAACATCGGTGTTTACGACGGCATCCTCATGGTTTGCCTTGAGGATGAGATGCACCCAAAGATGCACGGCCTGAGAGTCCTTGTAGAGTCGGCTATCCATAAACTGGCGGTGTATAGAGACAAACCCCATACCGGCTGCCTCCTGCTGGTTTACGCGGCGTTCTTGCTGCCGGTAGTCTGCTAATTTAACGACGCCCATTCTTCACTCCTGCCTTAGCCAGTCGATAAACACCAATGAACCGTTCAGCGAACGATTTGTTATTGGCTGCCGCTACAACCAACCCGTCAGGTGATTCAGGGTGCCGAATCTCTTCTTTTTCCTGGTACTTCCTGCGTTTTCGCATTAAAATGTCTCCTGTTGATTGTGTTGGCGTAACACAGTTTGCTAAGGCCCTGAACGAGTTGCCGCTCGTTTGGGGCTTTTCATTTGTCAGTATCTTCGCTACCTGCTCAGCAAGCCGGGCCATCTCGTCATCCACGACACCCCATTCCAGCACGGCAAGTAACATCGAAAACTTCGGTATCCAGTCGCGTTTCCATCGACTGATTTGCGCTTTATCGACACCGACAGCTGCGGCTGTTTTCTCTGTGCCAATCATTGCGATCTTGTTAAGCAAGGCGCTCTCAATGCGTAACGCCTCGTTGCGTTTATTTGCGTGTTCCATTCGGTATTCTTCCTTTGTTGTTTAGATAGATACGTGCGCAGACCGTGGGGTCTGCCACTTAAATGAGTTACCGCGTTGTCGGCGGTTCAGATTGGTAAAGAGCGGGTACTGCTTAGGCGGCTGTTGCCCTCTTAGGAGCAAAAACCAGGTTTTCTTTTGTTACTGGTGCGTGCTGGGAAAACTTCTTAGTAGCTTCCTCGATTGCATAGGCCTTTTCTGACGAGGCTCGGCGAAATCCATAAGCGATTTGATCGAGGTAGCCAACGGAAGTCTTTGCTAACGAAGCAAGGCGGCACCATTCGTCGGTAGTTGCCTCTTTCCGCCAGCGGAGCAGTTCATTACTCATATGCTTCTCCTGTTGGTTACTGCTAAAGCTAGTTTAGCGTTATGCTAAATATTACGCAATGCATATTTAGCAATTTGCATATTTATCGCATTGCTAAACGGTGTGAAAATCTGGGGATGGAAAATAAAGAAATCCGCAAGTCCAACCTTGAAAACCTTATCGATGAGCATCTGAAAAACGCCGGTTCCACAAAGGCGAGTTTCGCGGAGCTGTGTGGCATCAGTCCGGCCCAGCTAAGCCAAATGCTCAAAGGAGTTCGCAACGTTGGCGATAGAATGGCTCGTAAAATTGAGAGCGCGATGAATCTGCCGAATGGCTGGATGGATGCCGTTCAGGGCCATACAACCCATAGCGATGAGATTGAATTTGCTGGTTCTATCCGAAGCGGTTATGTTCCGGTGGTAGGCGAAGCCATCTTAGGGGTTGATGGATCAGTGGATATGATTGAGTTTCGCGCAGGATGGTTGCGAATTTACAGTGGGGACAAGGATGCATACGGACTTAAGGTTAAAGGGGATAGTATGTGGCCCCGCATTCAGTCCGGCGAGTATGTTGTGATTGAGCCGAACACCTGCGTCCACATTGGTGACGAGGTTTTCGTAAGGACCAAAGACGGTCACAACATGATTAAGATAATGAACAAAACCCGTGACGGTGATTTCCAATTTACGAGCGTTAACAGTGACCATCGTCCAATAACTCTTAGCCCAGAGCTGGTCGAGAAGATGCACTACGTTTCAGCCATCGTGAAGCATACCAGGTACGTTGATCAGGATGATGTCCCTCGCGTAGATGGAGCAAACATTTGATGCAAATTATTGGAATTGATGATCATGATTAACGATAAACCTAAAATTGCTTTTGCCTATGCCACCTTTGTCAGGGAAGGCATGAGCGATGCCGGACCTTTTACCCCAAATCTTGGATTACAAGTTGATGAATTTCCGTTCGATTTGAAATTTTATGTAACAGCGGGGTTAATCCTCAATAGTCAAAGAGCATACAGTTTTGACGTTGATGTTTTTTATGATGGACAATCTCTTATTCCCGATTTTGTTCCAGCTATAGACACGAAGCTAATGGGTACCGCTGTTTCGAGCCGCGACGACTTTATCGCAATCTCCACCACTTTGCTTTCAGATGTGACCGTGAAGGAAGAGGGTTTGTATACGATAAAGGTCTTGCTTTATTCTGGGGGCGCTGAATCGAGCGATAGAAATCTAATTGAAACATATGAATGTTTTTTTGTTTTGGCAAAGAACTGGTTGCCAACATCCATGACAAAAAAGAGCTAAAGCAATGGCGCAACCTGTTAATATAAAAAATGGACTACCCGTTGATTATGACGATTTGCTACCCCACAATCCTGTTCATGGCAATGGTGGAGGCGGCGGAGGTGATGATATGCTTCAGAGAGTGAAAGATCTTGAAAAAGACGCTCAGCAAATGAAGACTGACATTGCGGTCATGCGCTCAAATTATGCTACGAAATCTGATGTTAGCGATGCTAAAAACTCCATTATCCTTTGGGTTGTTGGCGCTGTAGTGATGGCGCAACTAATCCCTGCAATGCCAGCAATTATTACTGCCATTAAAACCATGGCAAAATGAATGAGTAAACACATTACTTAATCCCGGCCACCGCGCCGGGTTTTTTATTGCCCTCCATCCCCACGGTCATCGCCCGCCAACCAATGTAACCATATGATTTAAATATTAAGTTATTCAAACCCCATCCTCTCGACCACCACACGGTCACCACCTCCAGACCCCCGAATAACGATTTCCTTTCGCCCATAATCAAGCCCGCCTCTTGCTATTTTTTGTGTCCGCCACGTGCAGATTGAAAAATAAATTCCTTTTTTAATCAAAGCGCTAAAGTGCAACCACTGATTATTTAGCATTTTGCTATTGCAAGATATTTAGCATAACGCTAAATTAAACCCATCGGCAGGACGCTGGTAGCCAAACGGAACAGATTGGCATCGCTCTTTAACTTCGACGGTGCGCTGACAAAGCGCGAACAGATACCAAACGAGATGGGTTTGGGGTGCTGAAAGTGCAAATGACCAATCGTGAAGAGGTCATGAGCATGCGGCTGGTTACCGCGATCACCACCAAAGCCATTTCACACGAGGACAAAGCCATGACGGTTATCCAATACGGTTCTTCAGTATCAGCTGGTAACGCTAAAACTCGCCGTCATGAGCGGCGCAGAAAGCTCGCTATCGAGCGTGACGCTATCGGCAATATCATCGACTCCATTTTAGGTTGCGAGGCTCCTGACGCTTCTCAGGAAGAATCACGCAAGCATGCAAGCCGCGTTGACCGAGCCACTTCGCTCGTAGCTCTCCGCAACAAGAAGCCGGAAGTAACCGAACGCAAGCGTAACCCGGCATACAAGAAGCCGGTTAACCACCCTACCCACTTGATTAACGCGCACCAGAAAATGCGCGGCAAATCGATTCCTGCTTATTACGACTGAGGTGACATATGAGCATTACTGCGACTGTAAAAGTTAAATCAATTGGCGAAATCTCCTTGTGGGGAGAAGGGTGGAACAAATACATGGACGTCGATGTTGTAGACATGGACATCTCAGGCGCTGTTAAAGCAGATGAAATTGTTAGCGAATACAGTACTGACGATATTTTGGAAGCAATTGGCGAATCTGACGTTGCGGCATGGTTGTCAGAGCAAGGATATTCAGTTTCAAAATAGGCTGCATAGTCGGCCTTTCTTTTTGGCAGCAAGCCACAGAGGTGAGATATGAGCATTGAACAAATGAGGGTTGTTTGTGAGGGGGCTAAGGCTCTTGGAATGAAACTGGTTGGAGATAACTTCATTGGCTACAAGTTCTGCGACGGACAGGAGAATTTGCGTGATGCGGCTAATGAATTGCTTCAGTCATTTTTTCCCAGGGAATTGCTTCAGGACGATGAGCACGAATACACGCAGCGCGTTTTTTTCTTAGGAACTATCCGTGACGAAGATTACAGCCATGCGAGATGGGAAAAGGCTTAAAAACGCACTTGCCAGGCAGCAAGCCACTTATTTGAGGTGAGATATGAAATTCAAAGGTACGCCGGGGCCGTGGGAAGTAATGAACGCAACGGATGTGTTCACACAGCAAGGGTCTGCAAACGGAAGTGGTGTTGTCTGTGATAACGACGATGGATGGCAGGTTGCTGGATGCTTCAATGGGGAAACCTTTGTCCAGGGTGAGTTGGTAACACTCTCCCTTTCTGAAAAGGAAGCTAACGCCCGTCTGATAGCTGCGGCTCCTGACCTTCTCGAAGCGCTTCAACTGTCAGTTAAGGCGATGCAAGAAGGCAGACTCGTCTCATACCCGGAGTGGTATGGGGTAATCAACAAAGCCCGCGCGGCAATAGCTAAAGCCATCGGCGAGGAGGAGTGAATGGAGTGGATTAAATGTAGCGAGCGGATGCCTGGAATTGGGAATCGAGTCATTGTGACCATCGAGGGCAAATACGTCCGCTGTGCTTCGTATACGCAATGGGATGGAGCGAAAACGGAAAGAGGTAGAGCGCCAAGATTTGAAGACTTAAGGGGCATTGTGCATGGCGTCACCCACTGGATGCCGCTACCTGCCCCGCCCGCTGAATAGCAGCCGATAGCCGATTCATGGAGTCGGTTATCTGATGCAATCCGCATAACAGGAGATATCAATGGAAATAAGCAAAGAGCAAGCGGCAGAGATAATCAAGCTTATCGAACAGGCTTTTCTCGACGGGTTTGATGATGAAACTCTGGTTGAGCTGCATGAGCAGTTAACTGAATTCGTCAGCGAATAAGCCCTATAGCTGATTTACGAGTCAGCTATGTGAGCAATATCGCTCATAACCAAGACAGGAGACGAAGACCTGTTCTGGTTATTGGAGAAACCCTCATTATCCCCTGAAGTTGTTCGCCCTCTCCGGAGGGCTTTTTTTCGCCAGCATATCAACAAGGCTGCTTATTAGCGCGGCCTTTTCGCTATGCCCACTTAACCGTAAGGAATCCCACCATGATGCAATTATCGCTATCGGGTGGCGGCATCATGTCCGCCTATTACCCGACCGAATCCGAATTATCCAAACGCTTTCGCCGCCTTATCCGCGCGGCTCGCAAACAACTGGAGGCGTTATGCCACATGTAAATCACAACGCTTTGCGGGCAGCGCAGAGCAAAGCAGTTATCGCGCGCTTCCTCGGTGACGCCGGGATGTGGCTACAGGCCAATAAGCAGATGAAGCAGGCAGTGAGCATGCCATGGTACCGGAGGACGCAATGAAGCACCTCAACCCTCGCGACATGACGGATGAGCAGTTCTATCGGCTTGTCCATGACATTTTCGAAAATTACTCAGAGCAGGAATCCGAACATGACAACAAATCCTCCCCGTCTCGCGTCGACGATTGCGATCAGCAAGATATGGCGTGAAGCATATATCAAGATGGCGCTCGAATACCGTCGCGCTGGCGACCGCAGGGAGAAAAAACTTGCGCTGCTCGCGGCACAACTTGAGCGCATGAACGTTCGTGAATTACTCGGCCCTGCGCCGTTCTGAGGTTTATATGAGCAAAGAGTTTTATGCACGTCTGGCAAAAATACAGGCCCACCTTAACGCGCCGAAAAACCAGTACAACTCATTCGGCAAATACAAATACCGCAGTTGCGAGGACATTCTGGAAGGTGTTAAGCCGCTTCTGGATGGACTGTTCCTGTCAATCAGCGATGAGATTGTGCTGATTGGTGACCGTCATTATGTGAAGGCTGTGGCAACCATTACTGATGGCGAGACAAGCCACACCGCAACTGCAATGGCTCGAGAGGAGGAAAGCAAAAAAGGAATGGACGCAGCGCAGGTTACCGGTGCGACAAGCTCATATGCTCGCAAGTACTGCCTGAACGGGCTGTTTGGTATTGATGACGCAAAGGATGCGGATACTGACGAGCATAAACAGCAGCAAGCCAGGCAGGTAAGCAACGCTCCGTCTAAACAGCCAGCTTCGCCAGAGCAGGTTTTAAAAGCATTTACTGAGGCCGCGTCAGCAAAAAATAGCGTCGCAGAGCTTAAGGGTGCTTTCGCTAAGGCGTGGAAGATGCTGGAAGGCACGCCTGAGCAGCAAAAGGCTCAGGACATTTACAACATTCGCAAAGATGAACTTGAAGGGATGGAAGCGTAATGGCGCACTCAATAACAGTAAAACTCAACAAGCCAGCCAGGGAGTTTCAGGCAGGCGAAAGCATCGGATTCAATGTCCGCGCAGGCGTTCAGTATTACGACAGGCAGTCCAAGAAAAAGGAGTGGACGAACTACAGCGCCGCTGTGTTTGCCAAGCCGGGTCCTCAAGCGGATTACTACCGCAGCGTGTTGGTTGAAGGCTCTATCGTGGAGTTGACCGGCGACAGCATTAAGGTTGATGTTTACCAGGGAAACAATGGGCAAACCATCACGCTTGAGCTTCAGAATGCGAAAGTAGGCTTCGCTTCGTCAGGCCATCAGCAGTCGTCGCAAACAACATCTGGCTCAGAGCAGTTCGACGATTCAATCCCCTTCTGATTTAACCAAATAAGGCCAACCAAATGTCATCACCTCTTCCCGGGGCGGGATACGCACGCCCGCCAAAACGCTCCGGCACCAAAGAAGAGGTGCTGGAGCGCATCAAAGCACACCTGCAAGAGACGCTGGGAAAGCAGTACGAAACCGAGAGCAAGGAAGCTCTAATGATCCGCCAGGCTGATGCGCTGGCTGACCGTCAACTGTGGGATGACAACCTCGCAGCATCGTTTATGCCCGGATTCGTCACCACTGGCCCGCGCCGCCCTGAAGAAACAGATAACCGTATGCGCCGCTTCCTCGGTCGCTACGGTCACGTTCGTAGCGATTAAGGAGTTAACCATGTCCAGAGACCAGGCAAATTATTTAACCGTCACGGTCGGCGGCAAATCTGACCGCAAGCATATCCCGATGCCTAGCCGCGAGGAGCTCATGAAGCGCAACAGCTTCGGCTCTGTGAATAACAACCGCTACCTGAATCGCTGGTTTGGAGCGAAGAAATGAACAACGACGAATTAATCACGGCCGGCCATGAGCTGGCGAAGTGCCTCGACAGCAATACGCCGCTGATTGATATCGCGAAGCTGCTGAGCAAGATGGCGACGCAACTTGACGTTACCACTCTGGCGCTGCGCGAAAAAACGAAGCAGTGCGACGCACTGGCTAATGAACTTAACGCAGTAGAAGCCATTCACAACGACGCCGTATTCATTACTGATGATCACTACGACCAATGCCCTCCGCAAGTGCAGAAAATCATCAGGAAACTTGCGGTTATGGTGCTTCCATCCACGGACGCATTCCTGTGCGAAGTGAAGGCCAGTGTTATCCCAGAAGGTTACGCCCTAGTGCCTCAACAAATCTTCCTTGATCCGTCCGACATTGAGTCTATTTGCTCTCAATGCGGCGACGGTCATGAGTCTGGGTATGGTGATTTTACTGACGGACTGCTGTGGGTTGGCAACATTCAACGTGACGATGGCAGCATTGTCCACGGCCTGCATATCTCATCAGCAGATTATTCAGAGGAAGGTGGCGTGACTGTTTGTGAATTCGCCGCCCAACTGCGTCAAGGCGGTGCCGCATGAGCCGTCAAATCGAATTATCGGATGCTGCACTGGTATTCACCGATGCAGCAACAGGGCAGGGTTATATCCGAACTCTGAATGAGTGGGAGGCAAAACTGGTATCCGCTCAACTCGCAGCGCTGGACGATGGCGAGCTTAAAGCTATCCCTGTGCAGCCGGTAAAAATAAAACGCATGGGGCCCAACCATGAATAACATCAACGAACTGACGGCAAAACTTGAAGCCATCGCGCAACATGCGGAGCGCGGATGGCAAGAGGCTCATGAACAAGAGGCTCGTGCGGAAGCCGCAGAGAAGCGCATCGCTGAACTGGAGGCGCGGACGCTGAGCGTTAAGTTGCCGAAACCCCATGCTCATCTCATCTGGATTCAAGCGGGACGTGGACCGGATGACTATTGGGATGATGTTGCCGTTTCCCACAGCCTTAGAGACCGTTGCTGTGATGGATCCGAACGTTATCCAGTGTACTCAATATTCGAAATCCAGGAAGCCTGCGCCGAAGCGGGCATCAATCTTGAGACAGGGGGTGAAGCGTGAGCGAACTTAACGAACTTATCGCCAGCGAAATTGCAGATTTTTTCGCTGGATTCGGTGGGCCGGGTGAGCCGGATATTCAGAGCGGTGAAGCACAACGCCTGTTAACAGAACGAGTGTTGTCTGTGCTGGCGCTGCGGGAGCGGGCGGAACCGGGTAACGCCGAATTTGGCGACGCATACCAGGGCGCGCGCGAGGATTTGCAAATCTGGAAGCGCCGCGCTCTTGAAGCGGAGGGGACAGCCCGGCGACTGGCCGAAATTAACGATTATTTGGTATTGCAAGCCCAGGGTGAGTGCCACTTTGGTGAACCCGTGGTGCGAGAACCAGGTGCGCTGCTGCATTGTGCTGAACAACTGCAGAGTGGCGGTACCGCGCTCTACACCGCACCGCCCGCGCCGGTTGTGACTGCTGAAACCTTTGAAGAATGGTCGCGTCGATGCGAAATCCAACTCACGTTGTGCCGCCCTGAATTCCGTGAAGTTGCCGAGATAACCTGGAACGCCTGCCGCGCTGCAATGCTCGAAGCGCCGGGCAAGAATTGACAGCCCGCCCACCTCAATTTACTGTATATAAATACAGTTATTTTGAGGTGCGTCATGAGCAAAGACTCGGACTACTTAATCATCTATCGCGGCGAGATACATCACCGCATTGCGCCCGGTCGATGGGTGCTCATTCAGCGCGCACGCGAATACGGCGGCGGGTGGTGGCTAGGGAAAGCTTACGATGACGTGTTTATGCTTGAGTTCGAGAAGCCAAGTTCGATGGCGACCGCTACTGAGTACATCATGTCGCATGGAAGGATGAGCACATTCCCGCCGTGGGATGAGAATTTTGAGTTAACACCATGACCCGCCGAGTGCGGGTTTTTTATTGGAGCAAAGATATGAAACTGATTGATTTACTTGTGCAGGAATTGCCGAAGCGTGGCGGGTGGCCTGATGGTGTTGCTAGTATTGCACAGAATGTCCGGGGAACGCTTATGAAAGGGCCGGAACACGGTGGGTCATATTTGTTTACTGGTGAAAAATTTGAAATGGTTGATGACTGGCGGCAAGCAAGAGTTACCCGCGAACAATACGAAGCCGCTGCACAACAGCCGGTATGGGATGGTGAGGGATTGCCGCCGGTTAGTTATGAGTGTGAGGCAAAGTACCGTTTGCCGAATGCCGAATGGTTTATCTTCCGTTGCGTCGGGATCGATTGCGGAGTTGCTTTCGGATGGGCTGGTAAGGAGGCAGTAACGCTGGACATAGACAGCTACGAATTCCGCCCTATCCGCCCAGAAGCTGACACGAAGCGAGCGGCAGGAGTAACAGCTTTAGCAAAGGCCGGCGGTGCTGTCGATTTTGAATATGGAAGAAAGACGATTGATGGCGAACTTTCTGCGCCCGGATGGTACGAACTGTACGACAAAATAGCAGCCGGTGAAATCGCTGGCATCCGCATCGAGTGAGCCGCCTGATGGCGGCTTTTTTTACGACTGGAGGAAAGCAGTGGAAGAAGAAATCTTCACCCGAGAGGAAGCTGCGGCATTCCTCAAGCTGGATAAGGGAACGGTTACTCAGTGGATCCGAAGCGGCCGGCTGCAGGCGGCAAAGATAAACCCGGAGAAACCAAAGAGCCCATACCGGATTTGTAAGTCAGACTGCATTGCGGCGCTAAAGTCTACACGACACAATAGCAACGTGAATGCGGTTGAGATGCAGAGGAATAAAGCATGTCAATCAAACTACGCGGCGACACATGGCACTGTGACTTCGTCGCGCCAAACGGCAGCCGAATTAGGCGATCTCTTGAAACAACGGACAAAAGGCAGGCGCAGGAGCTTCACGATAGTCTGAAGGCTGAGGCATGGCGCGTCGAAAAGATGGGTGAGTCGCCAAGGAAGACTTTCGATGAGGCCTGCATAAGGTGGCTAAGAGAAAAGGAGGAAAAGAAAAGTCTGGACGATGACAAGAGCATTATCGGCTTCTGGATGATGCACTTCGGCGGGAGACTCTTATCTGACATCACAGCAGCAAAAATAATGGAGGCGGTAGACGGGATGGAAAACCGCCGCCACCGGCTTAACTGGGAAATGACCCGTGACAGATGCATAAGGCTTGGCAAGCCTGTTCCTGAATATACCAAAAAGCTGGCATCTAAAGGAACGCGCACCAGGCACCTGGCAATACTCAGAGCCATTCTCAATATGGCTGTCGAATGGAGCTGGCTGGATAGAGCCCCAAAAATATCAACGCCACGAGTGAAGAACGGACGGATTCGCTGGCTAACAGAGGAAGAGTCAAAGCGTCTTTTTGCAGAGATAGCTCCCCACTTCTTCCCTGTTGTCGTTTTTGCTGTCACCACCGGCCTTCGCCGGTCGAATGTTACAAACCTCGAATGGTCTCAGGTCGATCTGGAGAAAAAGATGGCATGGATGCATCCAGATGAGACCAAGGCGGGTAACGCAATCGGTGTACCGTTGAACGAGACCGCATGCCAGATACTGGAGAAGCAGAAAGGAAAGCATAAGAGGTGGGTTTTCGTGCACACGACACCGGCTTACCGGAATGACGGTACGAAAACAGCCGCAGTAAGGAAAATGCGTCGGCGTCATAAACAGCT